TCGCTGGTTCTGGAAAGACGCCCGACAAGGCGTTTTTCCTGAATCTGCCCTCCCTCCTTCCCCCGCGCCATCAGCAAAGCTAATGGAACAAGCCGGGGGCTTTTATTCTCAAGTTGCAGTGAGTAGTACCACTGCAACTAAGTCCACGAAACAGGACTTTTGAGCTTGAAACCGGCCTTCGAATCGGTTCTGTGCGATTGGCTAGGCGGCTCTCACGCCTACCCTGCGCCGGTCAAGCCGATGGCTTCCGGGCGCATCCTCAAGATTGACCGGGATGGGGTCATCGAGTACGAAAAGCGCACTTGGGAGCAGATCAGGTGCCCGTCGAGCGACACCAGCATCCGCGTGCGCTGCGACGGAACCCGGCTGGACTTTACCGGCAACATCGGGCGATTCCAGCAACAGGACAACCTGACCGGCCTGGGCGTGGTCGAGTGCGTCGAGCGGTGGCAGGAAGTATTAGTCAAGCTCGGCGCTAACGTCGAGATGTTCGGCGCGGTCATCCGACAGGGCACGTTAGCTGAGGCTGGCACGCGGCTTACCCGGATTGACCTTGCGTCGAATTTTCGCGTGTCCGACTACGCGGCCTTCTGCCGTACCAAGCTGGTGCGTCCGATAGGGCGCAGACAACCTCGGGAAGGGCGCTACGGGCCGACGTGGGGCTATGAGGCCAAGCGGTCAAACTGGTGGAAGGCGAAGCTCTACGACAAGGAAGCAGAGATTCAAGGGCTGCGATCAAGCAAGGGCGGCGATACGACCGCGCGTTTTGAAGTGCAACTTGGGGGGGAATGGCTGAAACGGGAAAACCTTCACACGGTAAAGGCATGGGGTGATGACATGGCGAAAATTATTTACGGGCGATTCGCAAGCGAACTTTTCAAAGAGACGGCCAGTGTAGAAACGTGGGATGAGATTCCCGCTAAGCTGCGCTATGTCGCTGTCCTCTGGCGGGACGGGGTCGACCTTCGCAACACTATGAGCCGCAGCGCGTGGTATGCGGCGAAGTCCCGGCTCAAGGATTATGGGATTGACATCAGTGTGCCTTGCAACGTCGTCGCCCTCACGCGGCGCTGCCGCAATATTGACGTCATGCCTCTGCTCTCTTTGCGTGAGGCTGCCTAATGGCCTACGGCATGAATGGCATTTGCCATGCGACGGTTCAAGAGGCGATGGATTCGTTTGTCTCCTCTTTCCCGAGGGACGATGCAGGTGGCAACTACCTGACGCTCGTCTCTGCCTCGGTTACAGGAATGACGGTCAACTACTCTGTGCAGCAGCGGCCGTGGAACTCGAACGTGCTCAATGCTCGTACAGGATCATTCGTGATTCCTACATGCTCTGAAGTCACGGAAGCCAGCATGTGGGAGATCACCGCAGAGCAAGGCGCACAGATCGGCGGGGCGATTCTGCTGGTCTGGGCGGTAGCATGGGTCATCCGCGCCCTTTCGCGGGTATTTTCAACTGAAGAAAAGGAAATCTGAAATGCAAAAGAAACTCCGCAATACTGGTCTTATGCTGGCCGCGCTGTCTCCCGCTATCTCGTATGCTGCGGTCGATGTGTCCGCCGTGGTTACGGAAATTCAGGGCGCTGCCGCCCCCATCGCCGCGATCGGCGCTGCCGTTCTGATCGTGATGGTGGGGATCAAAGTCTACAAGTGGGTTCGTCGCGCGATGTAATAGCGGCGGGAACGCTCTAAGACAAGGCCCGGCGAAAGGTTATCCCCCGTAGCCGGGCCAAATCATTTTTGGGGGTGTGTGATGGGTGTGTGGGTATTGTTGGCGATTTTGGGGGCGGCATGGATCATTTTCTCAGATTAGTTCGGATGTTCGCGTGGTTTGCGGTTTCTTTCATCGTGGGTGGAATGATCGCTCTTGCTCATGCTGACACGATACCGGCAACTGCGGAAGTTGATCCGCCGAAGGTGTATTGGTTTTTCACTAAAATGGCAAGCTGCCAGAGTGATGAATATGTAGCGACTTCACTCCAAGCATGTCAAGCGCTTGACGTGTGTTATGTCATGCATACTTATGTTTCAAGTTCTGACAATCATCCTACAGAGCCTGCTTATTACAGTTGTGTCCTTAAGGACAGTTCGAATAATCAATTTCAATTTGGACGTGTTAAACAGCTTAGGTGTTGGGATGGTTCCACTAATTCGACTTGTCCCACTAGATATTCATGTCCACCAAATCAAAACTGGACATTGAACGGAAATCAGTGCACGCGGCCTGACTGTACACCTCCACAAGTTCGTGACCCGGCTACTGGGCAATGCGTAGCGAATTGTGTCGCCGGATCGCAAGCAGGTTACTATGCGACCGGTTTCACAACTTCGGCTTGCATTAATGGCTGCGCCCTCACAAGGTCGGCAACCGGGATGCCGTATGCCACTTGCTCAGGTTGGAGTGATTCAACTGGATGGGCATCATGCTATATCGCGCAGAATGGTTCCACATGTTCGACGCCGAGCGGATCGCTTGCGAATAATCTGCCTCAACAATGTCCGGTAGGGCAATGTCCAGGCACGATCAACGGTCAATCGGTTTGTGTGCCGTGTAAAGGAAAGACTGATACGCAGTCTATAACAACGACAACCACTATCGCGCCGAATGGAACGCAAACTACTTCTTCAACGACCACGAATACTACGACTAACACAACAAACAATACCACTTCGACAACAAGCACAACGACTACGACTACTACGCCGCCTGAGGGAAGTCCGACTACCACGACAGAAACAAAAACTGAGGACAAGCCTAGGGAAGCATTCTGCATAGAAAATCCTGACTCTCCTCTTTGCAAACAAACGAGTTTTGGCGGCGGCTGCGGTGCGTTTACCTGTGATGGCGATGCGGTGCAGTGTGCAATGGCTAGTGAGCAGCACAAGCGCAACTGCACAATGTTCGATACTGCCACGACGTTGTCCACTCTCGGTGATCAGGTGGCGGCGGGAAACGACCCGCAAGCATCGAACTATCCTACGGCTCCAGGTCAACAGCAGACGGTGAACCTGGGAACGGCGATTGACACAAGTAACCCTTTTGCAGCAGGGTGTGTACAGGACAAGTCTTTCCAGATCATGACAACGACTTTGACTATTCCCTTTTCGAATATCTGTCCCTACCTTCAATTCATGGGGCAGATTGTCCTTGCGTTTTCGCTGATTGCAGCGGCGCGGATCATGCTCGGAGGAATTTGATATGCCTGTTTTCATTGCAGCACTCCTAGGCGGATTGGTATCCGCTGCGGGTTCTCTGGTTGGGCGCGTGCTGATTGCGCTAGGCGTAGGCTTCGTCACCTACCAAGGGCTAGACGTGTCGCTGAATTTCATCAAGACGCAAACGCTTGCCACAATTAGCAGTCTGCCTGCTGAAATATTTCAGATTGTTTCAACGCTGCAACTCGGAACTTCTATCAACATCATGGCAAGTGCCTATGCGGCCAAGATGGTGATAGCCGGGCTGACTTCCGGCGCGGTTAAGAAAATGGTGTGGAAGTGATAGAGCAAATTACAGGTCTACCCGGTGCAGGGAAAACACTGATTACACTTACACGTGTGAAGGAACTTTCCGAGAGGGAAAACCGCGTTGTCTACTACAACGGTATTGCAGACCTCAAGCTGCCGTGGATTGAGCTTGACAAGGGGGAGGACTGGCACAAAGTGCCGCCGGGCTCAATTGTTGTCATTGACGAGGCGCAGCGAGTATTTCGTCCAAGAGGAAACGGCGCACAAGTGCCTGAGCATGTCGCAAAATTGGAAACGCATCGCCACCTTGGAATTGATCTGTTTCTGATTACGCAGCATCCGATGCTGCTCGACACTAACGTTCGACGGCTGGTTGGTCGGCATATTCACACGGTGCGAGCATTCGGTTCGAAATTCGCCACGCTGCACGAATGGCCGCAGGTCAAGGAAAACTGCGACAAAAGCCGAGCAGATTCCATCGAGCATAAATGGTTCTACCCGACTAAAGCATACGATTGGTACAAGTCCGCGGAACTGCACACTCACAAGCGGAGTATTCCTGCGCGTTTGATTGTGCTGCTCATGGTTCCTTTGGTGTTGGCTGCTTCGATCTACGGTTTTTACCGCTGGTATTCAGGCACAGAAAACCGCACCAAGGAAGCGATCAAGAAAAGTACTGGCATCGAAGCAAAGAACAATCTGCCAGGGCTTCATCCGGCAAAGGACAACTACGTTGAAAGTTTTGTTCCGAGAGTGTCAGGACTGGCCTATACCGCACCAGTCTACGACGATGTGACAAAACCCACGAGAGCGCCCTACCCTGCTGCCTGCATTGATCTGCCGAGCAAGGGTTGTCGGTGCTACTCGCAACAAGCGACTCGTCTTGATGTTCCTGCTCCGATGTGCAAGCAGATCGCAGCAACAGGGTTCTTCATGGCATGGGATGAGGAAGTCAAAACCCGCGACAAGCCGCAGGAAAGTGCGCAGGACAAGCCACAAGCCGAAAGTCAATATCAAGGCGTGCTTGGTGGTGTGATAACCGCACCAGAGCCTCAAAAGCTGTCTGAAACGCCTAAACAGAAAAATCCCGGTTCTCTATAGACAATCGGCTTTAACGAATCAACTCTGGTTCATGCAGCAGCACTGCACTACGGTTCAGAATCCAAGCGGATCGGCTATAGACGGCAAGCGAAGCGCGCAGCGAAGCGGAGAAACGAAAAGGGCCGTTGCGTAGCAAGGCCCTTTTCGTAACTCGGAATGAACGGGATTACATAAAACGAGATTTTGATGTGGGTCAAGAATAGGCTACAAAAGGACACTTGACAACGAGTCCATACGTACACTAAATTCCTCATGTGTCCTCACGGACACGTCGCTACGGCGGCACTCCGGGGGGCGGGGCTTGGTCTCGCTCCCCACCCCTAACCAAGCTAGGAGCAAGGCAATGATTAAAGTCGAAGTGAAGTCCATCGAAGTCGTCACCAAGTCGGGCACCAGTGCTCGCACCGGCAAGCCCTACAGCATTCGTGAGCAGGTCGGCGTCTACGCCTTTCTGATCGACCGCGAAGGCAAGCCGAATCCCTACCCTACCCGCATCAACCTGAGTTTGCGCGACGAGCAAGAACCTTATCCGGTCGGGCAGTACGTCCTCGGCGCGGAGAGCTTCTACGTTGACCGCTTCAACGCGCTCTCGCTCGGGCCGGTGCTGCGCCCTCTGGCGCAGGCTTCGCAATCCGTCAAGGCGGCGTAATGCCCGGAGAGGAGACCATGAATACCGAATACACCCCCGGCCCGTGGATTACTGAGCACGTAGGCGACTGTATAGAGGTGGTGAACGAAGAAACGCTATTCACCATCGCCAGATGCGGGATTAAAAACGGGGCAAGGTCAGAAGCAAATGCCCGCCTCATTGCAGCGGCGCCCGAGCTACTGGAAGCTCTTGAGGACGCCCTATGCAGCGAACCAGGGCCAGCGTTAAATGATCGACTGCGCGCAACAATTGCCAAGGCTCTTGGCGGCTGATGTACGGCCATCCGGCTCTTGTAGTCGAACATGCTCGGGCGCTCGCTCCAAGCGCCCGAGCGTTCAATCGCTGGTTCTGGAAAGACGCCCGACAAGGCGTTTTTCCTGAATCTGCCCTCCCTCCTTCCCCCGCGCCA